AGTAAATGAAGTAGAATCCAATGAGACTACTGAACAAGAAGTTCAAGAGGAAACCGTTGAAGCTTCAAGCAATGACGAGGTAGATCCGATTGAACGTGAGGTCCAAGAACGGCTTACTAAAATGAAGGCCAACATGGATCGCATGGCTAAAGAGCGTGATGAAGCGCTTAAGAAGGCAGCTGAAATTGAACAACAACAAAAACAAGAACAAATTCAGCGGCTAGAAGAAGAAGGAAAGCTGCAGGAAGCTTTAGAAATGAAGCTTGCAGAAGCGAATGCAAAACTAAAAGTCTACGAAGAAGAGAACACGAAATTAAATCGTGATAATGTAGTTAATTCGCAACTTGGTGGTTTAGACTTCCGCAACGAGCGTAGTCGTCAAATGGCCTACCGTGATATTGTTGAGCAACTCGTTCAAAATGAAAACGGTACTTGGGTTCATAAGTCAGGCACTACTATTCAAGACTTTATTCTCGCTTATTCAAAGAATGAAGACAATTCTTTCCTCTTCCGTGTCAAAGCAAATTCTGGTGCAGGTACAACAACTTCGGCAGGAACGCCAAATGTAACTGAAAAGAAATCGCTATCACAAATGTCACAGGAAGAAGTTTTAGCGATGGCCTCAAAAGGTCAATTAGGTAATTATACATACTAATAGTTTAAATAAGGATTAATAATTATGGCTATTACAAACACAGATTTTCAAAATGTAGCTCTAGCTATCTCTGCTTATGCAGACGAAGCGTATACTACTGAGAAAAAACTAAACTCAACAGGTATCGTTGGACAGCGTGACGATATTAATGCTGACGGGGAATCATTTGTTGGTCAATTCCGTTGGTACAAACCACTAGCGGCAAATGTCAATGTTGCGTCTCTATCATCATCATCAGATGGTACATATACAGACATCACAACAGATATTGCTAACTATGTTAAAACAGTTCGTACATTTGGTGCGCAGCAAGTTAACATGCAAGAAGTTGTTTCAAAGCAAGACGGTCTAGCTAAAATTGCTCGTGACTTTGCACAAGTTCGTGGCGATGACGAGGGTACTGCTCTTATGAACGTACTTAAAGGTGTTGCAGCATACGAAGTAGCACTGGGTGATGCAGGTGGAGCAGGTAACGGTGGTCTAGTAGGCTACGATACAGATGCAGACACAGCCGCAACAGGTAACTTTGTTGATATTAACGCAGCAGGTGTATTTGGCTCAGCGGCAACAGGTGCTTCTGACGAGCGTAAACTGTTTGATTCAACAGCAATTGGTGCTGCTCGTGGTGAGCGTCTATTCCAAGCAATTGGCATGGGCTTTAAAGACTACGAACCAGACTATATGTATCTTGTTACTTCTCCAGAAATTATGGCAGAAATGCGTGCAGCTAACTTGGTTGACGACACAACAGTTACAGATGGAAACCTAAACTTTAGCACAATCTTTGGTGGTAAGTTCCGTCTAGTAATGACTCGTGCAAACCAAATGCATACAGCAGCATCAGGCGACTTGAATGCACAATCAGACAAGTGTACTTTCATTGTTAAGCCTGGATCTGTAACTTTTGCTCCAGTTGCAACTCCTACACCAGTAGAAGTAGATCGCAATGCAGCTGCATACACAGGCGGTGGTTCTACAAATATTTGGTATCGCTATGGCTTTATCATGCACCCAATGGGTTACGATTGGGCAGGTGCTACAAACGCATTTGCAACAAACGCTAACTTTGCAACAGGTGGTTCATGGGATCGTAAAATGGATGCACTAAATCTAGGCATTCTACCTATCTTCCATTCATAATAATTAGGAGGAGCTAATGCCGTTAACTGTTAATACTAATAGTTATGTGTCAGTAAGCGATGCAGATACTTATTTCGAAACACGTATTGATTCTGCAAATTGGACAAATGCTGCAGAAACTTTAAAAGAGGATGCGCTTGTTACTTCGACACAAATTATCGATAACAATCCTTGGATTGGTTCGGCTGTTAGCTCTTCTCAAGCTTTAGCTTGGCCTCGTAAAAATGCTAAATACTATGATCCTCGTATGGGACAAGAAATTTCTATTTCTGATTCTACAACACCTGATCTTGTTAAAATAGCTGTTTACGAACAAGCCTTACATTTGTTAAATAATGAAGACCTTTTAGCTCAAACGACTCAAACTTACGAAAGCATTAGTATTGGCTCTATTAGTCTAACTGATTCTAATAATGATGTAACTAGAATTTCTATTACACCTGCTTTTGTAATTAAACCATTAAGACCACTTATTCGAAGAGGGTCATTCGGTATGGGTTCAAGTTGGTGGAGGGCTAACTAATGTCTTTATCTGCAAAAGTAACTGCTGCTGTAAATAAAGCTTTTACTTCTGCTGGTGATTTAGTTAAACAAGGTACACTTTCAACTAAAGCTGTATCAGGCTATGATTTTAGTACACGAGGAACAGTTAGTACTACTACTAGTGCTACTGTTGATGTCATACTTCAATCAACGCAAAAGCCTTCTGGTGAAGGTTTTACAACTACTGCTGTAATGAAATCAGGAGTTAATATATCTGTTTATGATACATTAACTGTTGGTAACAAGGCTTATAATATTGTTGATTATACAGACAACGATTTTACAATTGAGGCTATCTTGACTAAGGAGACTCAATAATGTATGATAATGTATTAGATGATATTGAAGCTGTTTTTGCTAGTAGTAGTTGGACAGCAAATAATATAGATATTTACCCTGACAATTACCAAGGAACAATATCTAATGAAAATGAATTTTGTAGACTTAACGTATTACCTAGCAATAGTAATTATTATTCGCATGGCGGTAACAAACAACTAGAAGGGATAATAGCAGTAAAAATATTTGTTAAAGCAGGTGAGGGGCAATCCCGAATTATGGCTATTTCAGATATTTTAGATATTAACCTTCAAAATAAACGTTTAACAAATGGAACTGAGCTTGGAACATCTTATTTGAATGTAGAAGGGCTAGACCCATCTAATAAAGCGCTTTATAGTGCTAGATATTTAATACCATTTAAAATATACGGAGAATAATAAATGGCGCATATTAATTCACTAGGCGCAGGAATCTTTTCCTACCTAGATATTTATAGCGGTTCTACAACTCCAGCTTCAGAAACTGCGACAGGTTATGCTGCACTTTTTGTATCTGGTAATTCCGCAGACATTGATCGTATGCCATCTGTACGTGAATTCCCATCAATCGGTACTCCAGCAAATATTGTTAACGTACCTGTTTATGGTCAAAACACATCTTCACAAATTCAAGGTCAGGCAGATGCGCCTACTCTTGAAGTAACTGTGAACTATGTTGCAGATGATATGACAGATTTCCATGCATTACTTGGAACAGAAGTTTACTTCCGTTTCATGATGTGCTCTGCCTCAGTAGACCTTACAACTTCCTTGGGTGCAACTCTTGCGACTAACAACACAGAGTTCTACTTTAAAGGTAAAATTGAAGCAATCTTGGTTAACCCTGCACTAACAGACGCTACAACAGCAACTGTTACTTTGTCAGCACAATCAGATTTCTTTGGTCCTGCAACTATTGCAGCATCTTAATCAATAAAAATAGAGGGGGCATTAGCCCCTTCTTCTTATTAGTAGAGAAAGTATACTATGGATAAACCATTTAGTAAAGCATTTGTTATGCGAACTACATTTCGTCATATGCGACGCAGTGTAGACATTAGTATTCGTAAAAGTTTTGAAAGATTTAAAGATTTTACTGAAGACTCACGGGAAGGAAAAGAATGTTTAGAAACGCTTTCTGTGTTACATACAGTAAGAAAAATGCTTGATGACTTTCAAGCAAATAATCAAGAATTATTTACGGAAAAGGATAAGTTACAATGAAACATTTAGTTGGTAAGAAAATTACAGAAAAAGTAGAATTTATGGGAGATACTGTTGAAATTAAAAAACTTACAGTATCTGAAGTAATTACTATTCAAGACTTAATTAAAAAAGTACAAAATAAAAAAGACGAATACGATGATATTAATCTAATTAAAGACGTAATTCGTAAAGCGGTCGTCGGCGCAGAAGAAATTACCGATGAGGAATTTAATGATTTTCCAATTGGAGAATTAACAACACTATCAAGCAATATTATGTCAATTGCTGGATTGGCAACTGAATCGGGAAACTAACTCCTTTTGAAGAAACAATCTATGAAATAGCGTATAATTTAGGTATTCCTGTTTATAAAATTATGGAAGAAATGCCTTATAAAGAATTAATGAATTGGATTGATTTCTTCGACAAACGTCCTGTTGGTTGGAGAGAAGACCAAAGAACATATTTAATGTTACGGACTCAAGGGGTTAAGGCTTCTCCTGAAAGTATTTTTCCTACTCTTAAAAGGATTAAGCAAGTTAGTGAAGACAATCAAAAACCTGATCAAGCAACACCTAAAGGTAAGTTTTTAGAAATGATGCTTAGTGCTAAACATGGAGATTCCTCTGGTTGGAAACCAATTAAAGGAAAGAAAAATGACTAATTCTGTTTCTATAGACATTGTTGATTTTAAAAAAGAAATGAAAAGAGTTGAAGAAGAAATGGCGCAACTTGCAAGTCTTGAAATTGACAAAAGAATAGATTATGCAACAAATACTTTAAGAGTTGTTACTCCTGTAGATACAGGAAAAGCCAGAAGTGGCTGGAAAAATACAAAAAAATATGATGAATATGGCTTTACTGAAGGTAGTATAATTAACGATGTTGATTATATAGATGTTTTAAACAAAGGCCATAGTAAACAAGCACCTAGATACTTTATTGAACAAGTATTATCAAAAATAGGTATTATTACCCCTGAATAATAAAAATCGCCCTCTGATGGCTTCTCATTATCGAGAACATTAGGGGGCTATTTTATTAAGGAGGACACATGAGTGGCGTAGAAATTAGAGTTCGGGCAGACTCCCAACAGGCTAGATCTGAACTTAAAAAAGTTGAAGAATCTGTTGGTAATATCGAAAAAGCAACTAGAGGCCTAGCAACTGCTATTAAGGGCGCTATTGCAACTTATTCTGGATTTGTAAGTATTAAAGGCATTGTTCAAGCAGCAGATGATTTTAGACTTCTTGAAAATAGATTAAAATTAGTTGCACAAGCAGGAGAACCTGTTTCTGCTACCATGACAAAACTAAATAAACTTGCTATTCAATCTAGAACAAGTTTACAAACTACCGCAACTAATTATCAAAGACTAGCAAGAGCATTACAAGGAACAGGTAGGTCTAGCGGAGAGTTTTTATTAATTACAGAGGCTATTAATAAAGCAACTAAGCTAGGTGGCCAACCTTTAGCTACACAAGAGGCAGCGCTCTTTCAACTTAGTCAAGCGTTTTCTTCTGGAGTTCTTAGAGGTGAAGAATTTAATTCTGTATCAGAAGGTGCGCCAGAAATTCTTAGAGCTTTAACTCAAGCTTTAGGTAAAAGTCGTAAAGAATTAAGAGAAATGGCCTTTGATGGTCAAATTACTTCAGATGTTTTATCTGATGCTCTTTTAACACAATTACCTGAAATCCGAAGAGAATTTGAACTGTTAACCCCTACTGTAGGCGAGTTAACACAAATTTTAGGTAGTGAATTTAGAAGAGCTTTATCTGAAATTGATGAAATAGGTGGCTTTTCTGAAAGAACAGCAAACAAAATAAAAACTATAACTTCTGCATTTACTTTTATAGCAGATAACGCACAAATTTATTTTGCTATAGCCAAAGGTGCAATTTTAAATTTTGCCTTCGATGCTCTTTTAGTATTTAGAGATGTTCAAAAAGCATTTAAAGATTTCTTTGCTTTTGATTTTGATCAAGAAAGATTTAATGAAGCTTTTCAAGGCGCTTTAAACGGTGCTAAAAATCTAGTTAATATTAAACTTCCTGAATTTAAACTTGAAGACTTTATGGCAGATACTAATATTGTTATTGGTAAAATAGAAGAATTCGCTAAAGCAATTAAGGGTATATTTACTGGTTTATATAACTTTTTGTTTAAAAGCTCTCCTTGGCCAGCTATTTTCGAAGATGGGCATGGTAATCCTGAAGGATCTATTAGTTCTGAAAAATGGTTTAATATCTTATCAGATGTATTAGCAAAAATTAAAGCATGGGGCCGTTCTATTTCAGCTGCATTTAGTGATATTTTCTTAGGAGTTGAAAAAGGTCCAGGTGGAGAATTTAGGTCGGGTGGCGTAGCAGACTTCTTTACATCTAGTTATACAGCAATAAAAGACTTTGCATCAGGACTGAGAGATGCAGCCGAAGCATCAGATTTATTTAATACTTCTACTGAGTTTTTTACAGGAAGAAAAGACGCAATTAAAGAAACAATTAATGCTTTTTCTACTAGCATATCAGAAAACGGCGGTATACTTGGATACTTAACTCTTGTAGCTGAAAAGATAAGTGAAATTTCAAAAAGTCTTGGAACTAATCTTTCTACTAAAATTGATAATGCTTTCTTAGGCACTGCTGTTCAAGACCCTTACGCAGAAGAAGAAAGGGGTGTTCGTAGAACAGGTGGACTTGCGGATGGAGCTACAAACTTAGTAAAAGGGCTTGGAGAATTTACAAGTAATAATAAATATCTTTTAGGGTTTGGTGCAGCACTAGTAGGTGCTTTTGCACTAAGCTTTAAAAGTGAGCTAGTAAGCTCTGGCTTACAAGGCGCTCTGTTTGGTGCAGCCTATGTTATTGTTACTGGTATTGGCGCATTACTATCTTCAGGTCTTGGTATTACAATTGCAGCAATTGCTCTTGGCCCTGCCGCCCTAGAATTCTTTAATGAAAGTGGCGGTACTCGTAAAATAGGTCAATTTATTGGTGATGGCCTTGTTAACTTCTTTAAGACTGATGCAGAAGGTAAAGGAACTCTTAGCCGAATTTTAGAAACAATCTTACAAACAGGCAATGAGTTAGGTGCAGGTATTCTTTCATCATTTAATATTGATACAGAAGGCCTTGCTGCAACTATTGCAGGAACTTTTGCCTTAGCCTTATCAACTTCTTTAACAGTAGGCATTCTTAAAAACGGAATGCTAACTACAGGTAAAAATATTGTAAATGGAGTTTTTGGAAGTGCTTTTGGTAAGACAGGAAAAGCACGTCTCACTACACAGCTTTTAAATATTATAGGGGTTGCTGATAGTGATAATTTAAAGAAAGAATCCAGAGGAAAAGGTAGCGTATTAGGTAAAGCCTTTAGCGCTGGTTTAAGATTTGGAATTGTTGATCAAATAGGAAATCTTACTGGTGAAGTTTTATTTAGTAATATTGGTGATGGTGAAGTATCTGAAACTGAAAAGAGTATAACCAATGTTCTTTCTAAAGCAGCAGCAGGTGCAGCAGCAGGTGCTCAATTTGGGGGGCTTTATGGTGCTATTCTTGGTGGGTTAGGTGCAGGATTAATTGCTTTATTTACAGAAGGCGAATTGATTGAAGCAGCTAAACAATGGGCGAAAGATACAACTCAAGCGTTTAAAGATTTCTTTTTAGAAAAATGGACTGAAATATCAAACACTATTAAAGATTTCTTTTCAAATTTAAATCCTTTTGGGGAAGGAGGAACTGCTTCAGGTGCTGAAATTGGAAGAACTGCTTCTGGGAATAAAGTAGGTAGTACTGCTGCAGAAAACAGTCTACTTCGTAGATTCTCAAACTTTCTTGAAGGAAACGGCTATAATTCAGGCGGTTACATTTCAGGCGCAGGTGGTCCAAAAGATGACAAAATTCCTGCAATGCTTTCTAATGGTGAGTTTGTTATTCAAGCTTCTGCTGTTAAAAAGTTTGGTACAGGGTTTTTAGCACAAATTAATTCAGGGTTTATGCCAAGGTTTTTTAGTGAAGGTACAAAATCTATTAATACTCCTGAAATGCTTAGGCTGCGTAGTCAAGAAGCAACTCTTATAACTCAGGTTAGAGATGCTAAAAATAACTTATTAGTAGCTGAAAAACAAGGGGATAAATTATTAGAGGCTGTTGCTAGAGACCAAGTTTATACTGCTGAACAAGCTTTAAAGAGAGTTTACAATGGTATTGCTGCTCTTCAAGATTCTCCTGAAGTAGAAACTCTTGATGGAAATTTAACCCTTGGAGATCTTGGCGCTACAGATACAGGCGATTCTTTTGGTAAAACTCTTGCAGACGGTTTTGTTCAAGACTTTAAAA